CAGCCGACCGAGCGAGATCGTCAGCGGGGTCTTGTCCAGGGAAACCATGGGAGTCCTTCCAGGGGATGCGGGCTGGCATCGTCAGGAGCCGGGAACCACCCCGGCCCGACCTCCTTCCGGAGGTTTCGCCTTGTGAAAGTTACACACCTGCTCAGTGAGACAGGGCCATGAACACCACGTCGGGCTCACCCGACGTCCAGTTCGGCAGTCGCTCGGTCTCGATGAACCCGAACTGCTTGTAGTACTCGGGGAGGAACCCGTCGAAGCAGTCGAGCTTGCTCGCCCCCTCACGCAGGGCCGCCTTGACCAGCTCCGTACCGCGCCCCTTCTCCAGGGAGAACAGGCCGATGAACGTGCCCTCGGCGTCGATCCCGAACCCCGACCGGAAGTCCGGAGTGATGAAGTACCGCGCATCCCGCGGCATCTCCTCGGGCTTGCTCGTCGCGTCGGCGATGCGGTCGGAGACCCGGCGGGCCTGGCGAAGCGCTCCGGTGTAGAGCGTGTGGTGCACCGAGTGGACAGCCATGTTCACTGCGAGCTCCGTTCTGTTGTCCAAGTTACACACCTGGGGCGAAGAAGTCCACCCAGCGGTGCTGGGGACTTGGTACCTCCGGGGGGCCATGACGCCCGTGTTCCCGCATCCCCGAAGGGCCGGAATCCGGAGGCTTTGCGGGCCCTTGCGGGCCCCCGGCCTTGCGGCCGGTCGATCGTGTGAGCGGTTTTGGTGGACAGGGCCCGCTCGGTTCCCCGTCACCGCCCTTCCCTTCCGGCCCTTCCAGCGGCCCCCTTACGGGTTACGCCTTCCGGCCCGTCCGGTTCGGACGGTGAGCCCTCGACACCCATGCCCACGTGCTCGCCCGGTATCGGCGGTCTCCCAGGGCACTCCTGTCGGACCGTTCCACCCCCCAACTCACAGGGGACTTCACCGTGCGCTGCGCGGTTCGTCGACCGGGACAGAAGTCCCGATCCGAGCCAGATGCTGCGCTCCACGGTTCGTACGCGGTACTCAGTTCAGCCGGGGGAAGGAGGCCCTTCCCTGATCCAGCCTCGCCTTGGCCTACGTATCAGCCGTCTGCTCCCCCGAAGGGGCGTCGTGCGAAGTCTTGTGCGCCTGGCCTCTCGGCCTTGCGCTGAAGCGAAAGTATCACACTCGCTTCAGGTTGTGCAACTTGCGCTTGCTTGGCTCGTCCCGTGTGCCAGGTTCCCCCCTACGCAGCGTGCGATCACTGGGGTTCAGGTCTGGCGGGTCCGTCTGCCTTGCGGTTCCGACTGTAGCCGAAGCTGAGCCGGTGTGCAAGTTTCGCTTCCCGCTTCCCGTCCGTCCGGTTGCCCGGCTGGCCGTTCGTCGTTGGCGACAGGCAGAACCTTGCACAAGTTGCACACTCGATGTCAAGCCGTGCAGGTCAGAGGCTGTTTCGAGGGGCGCTGAGAGCCGTTCTCCGGGCCTTTGGGCCGGTCCCTGGGGCGATTCCTCGCAGCGCTGGAGGGAAGCCGCGAGCGGGCAGTGTGCGGGCGCGCGGAGGGTAGCGGAGGCCGAGATGGGGTGGGGGGTGACCCCCTGTGCGTGAGCGCGCTGACCGCCACGTCTTACCGGCCAAGATCGCGCCACGGTTTCAGGGTCGATCAGGGCCAGCGCCGCAGGAGTGCCGGCACCAAGATCCGCAGGTCAGAGCACGCCCAGCTTGGCCAGATCGAAGTGCTCATCGGTCAGGTTCTCGTACCCGATCTCATCGGCGAGGCGCAGGATGCGCGCGAGCGGGGTGTCCGGGGCCGGCGGTTCCGTGGCCAGCTCGAAGCCGGTGACCTGAAGGGCGAATGCAAGACCGTCGTCGGTGTGTTCGTTGGACATGATCACCAGCGTAGCGCCAAAGCGGCTCGCTGTCTTCGGCTTCACGGGCCGCAACGCGGCCCCCTCGTCGCTGGCCGGCACTGCTCTGTGGCGCCCGGCAGGGCGCCCCTGCGCTTCGCCACCTGCATGATCACCTCGCCGTTGCAGCTCGATCAGGTGGCCGCCGCCAGGCGGCCCAGTTCCAAGCCTCATGTGTAAGTGTGACAGCCATCACTCAAAAGGCACCCTGACCGGCAGGGGTCGAGCTCCGTATCAGTAAGTGAAGTAGTAAGTAGCAAGGCGAAGTAGCAGGCTGGAGGCCCTGTCGGGCCTCGCTTGGTGAAGCTCCTTACTCCTTACGTAAGTGCAAGTTCTACTTCCCCTCGGGTTGACAGCTACGGGCAGCCGCCTCTTCAGGCGGGACGTCACCGAGGGGGCCAGCTTCCACGTCGGGGGTGACAGATGCCGCGATGGGAAGGGTCCGACAGGCGCTCGCGCCTACCGAAGGACTGGCCCAAGATCCGGCTCCGTGTCCTGCGGCGGGACGGAGGGCAGTGCACCGCGCTGACAGAAGCGGGGACACGCTGCGACTCGACCGCAACCGACGTGGACCACATCCGACCAGGCGACGACCACAGCATGGAGAACCTTCGCTCGCTGTGCGCCTGGCACCACCGCCAGAAGTCCTCCCGTGAGGGAGCTGCGGCAGCGCACGCCAGACGGCGCGCGGTCGAGCAGCGCTTCAGGCGGAACGAGGCCCACCCCGGCCTCATGTAGACCCGCGCTCCGAGCCTCCCCCTCGTTGAGCGCGAGGCGCCCCAGGGCCTCCTCTCTCCCTGGCGAGGCGCCCGCCCCCTGGCCGCTACCCCAGGGGGCCGAGACTTCCTTCCCTTCCCAGGAGGTGACCGGTGACCGGTTTCGAGATCGCATGGGCCGCCTGGGCTGGGGCCTTCATCGTGATCGAGGGCATCGCCCTCAAGCGCAAACAGCCCGGCGACACGCTCTCTGAGCAGGTCTGGCGGATCTTCGGGACCGGGCGTGACGTCGAGTACCCCAAGGGCCAGCCCAGCGGCCTGCTCCGCCTGCGGCGCTTCACCCTGCTCGCGTTCCTCGCGTGGCTGTCCATCCACTTCCTGACGGGAGGACTCGTCTGATGTGGGACCGCAGAGCCAAGGTGCTCACCATCAAGGACGGGGACACGCTGCGCGTCGTCCTCGACCAGGGCTTCGGCGACACCAAGACCATCGACCTGCGTCTCTTCCAGACGTTCGCCCCCGAACACGACGAGCCGGGCGGGCCTGAGACCCGCGAGTTCGTCGAGACCTGGCTGAACGAGCACGACCCGGACGGCGACGAGTGGCCCTACGTGGTGACCGTCGAACGCACGAAGGCCGGCACCCACGAGGTGACCACCCTCGGCCGATACGTCGGGACGCTCACCGCACTCAACGGCTACTCGATCCTCAACGAGGACGTGAACGCCTTCGTCGCGAGTCGGGGCTTCGGTCACGGGATCGGCGCGGACGCCGCGTGATCCGAGTCCTCTACTTCACTTCCCCGAGCTGCCGGCCGTGCCGCAGTTTTGGGCCGCTCCTCCAGGCCGAGCTCGCCGACCGCGGGTTCGAGCCTGAGCGAATCGACGTAAGCACTACCGCCGGCCTGGATCAGGCCGACCTCTACGACGTTGTGGCCACGCCCACCGTCGTGATCGAGCGGGATGGCGAGCAGGTAAAGCGCTTCGGCGTGCTGCTCGGTTCTTCACTACAGGACGCCCTCAGCGTCCTGTGACGAAAGGAGGTGACCGGTGGGCGTTCGAGGCCCCGTCCCGAACCGTGAAGAAGACCTCGCGCGCCCCCGGTCGCGTAAGGGCACGGACGAGCAGGAGACCAAGCGCGGGCAGATGCGCGAGGTCACCGTTCCTCGCGCTGATCCCGAATGGCATCCGATCGCGAAGAAGCTCTACAACTCGCTGAAGACTTCCGGGCAGTCGGACTTCTACCAGAACTCCGACTGGGCCCTGGCCTTTGCGCTGTGCGACGACCTGTCCCACTACAAGAAGTCGGGCAAGCGGTCGGCGCAGATGGCGCAGACGCTCTACTCCGCCCTCGGCAACCTGCTGGTGACCGAGGGGGACCGGCGCCGCGTGCGCATCGAACTGCAAGAGCCCGAGGAGGAGACCACCTCCGCGGCTGTTCTCGCCATCGCCGACTACAAGCAGGAGCTCGGGGTGGATTGATCCCGAGGGGGTGACGTATGGCCAAGCAAGCCGTCCTCACCCCCGAGGAGATCGACCTTCTGGAGCCGACGTTCATCGGCCCCACCTGGCAGAAGGACGCCTTCGGGCGTTGGGTCCTGCCGGGCAAGACGCTCGGCTGGCAGATCGCCGGCTGGTGCTCGGAGTGGCTGCGGTCCGAGGACGGCGGGCCCTGGAAGTTCACCAGGGAACAGCTCCGCTTCGTCCTGCACTGGTACGCCGTTGACGAGAACGGCCGGTTCACCGCCCGTAAGGGCGTCCTCCAGCGGATGAAAGGCTGGGGGAAGGACCCGCTGCTCGCGGTGCTCTGCCTCGTCGAGCTGGTCGGGCCGTCGCGCTTCTCCCACTGGGACGAGGCCGGCGAGCCGGTAGGCAAGGCCCACCCTCGCGCGTGGGTCCAGGTCACTGCGGTGAACCAGTCGCAGACGACGAACACCATGGCGCTCATCCCGTCCCTGATGTCGGACGCCTTCAAGGCGAAGTACGACGTCAAGGACGGCGCGGTCCTCATCCGCGCGAACGGTGGCAAGGCCCGGCTCGAAGCCGTGACGTCGTCGTACCGCGCCCTCGAAGGCAAGCGGACGACGTTCACCCTGCTCAACGAGACGCATCACTGGGTGTCCGGCAACAACGGCCACAAGATGTACGAGACGATCGACGGCAACGCGACCAAGCAGGACAGCCGTTACCTGGCGATCACCAACGCCTTCCTCCCCGGCGAGGACAGCGTGGCCGAGCGGATGCGTGAGTCCTTCGAGAAGATCCGCGAGGGGCGCGCGGTCGACGTCGGCTTCATGTACGACTCGATCGAGGCGCACCCGGAGACTCCGCTTTCGCCCGAGGCCCTGCACATCGTCATCCCGAAGATCCGCGGTGACGCGGTCTGGCTCATCCCTGGCACGATCATCCAGTCCATCCTCGATACGACCATCTCGGCTTCGCGCTCCCGGCGTATGTGGCTCAACCAGGTCGTTGCCGAAGAGGATGCGATCTACGGGCCCGCCCAGTGGGACCCGCTGCTCGACGAGGGCAAGAGCCTGAAGCCGGGCGACGAGATCGTGTTGGGCTTCGACGGCGGCAAGACCTCGGACTCCACGGCCCTGATCGCCATCAGGGTGCGGGACATGCACGTGTCGCTGCTCGCCATCTGGGAGCACCCGGAGGGGGAGGCCGGCAAGGACTGGAGCGTCCCTCGTCACGAGGTCGACAGCCAGGTCCATGAGGCGTTCCGCCTCTTCGAGGTGCGGGCGTTCTTCGCGGACGTCGCCCTGTGGGAGTCGTACATCGCCGACTGGTCGGAGACGTACGGTGCCCAGCTCGCGGTGTCCTCGCCGTCCGGTAAGGACGCGATCGGCTGGGACATGCGTGGTTCCCAGAAGATGGTGACGCTCGCGCACGAGCGGCTGATGCGCACGATCTTCGACAAGAAGCTGAGCCACGACGGTGACCTCACGCTGCGCCGGCATGTGCTGAGCGCGCGGCGCCGGACGAACAACTACGGCATCTCCTTCGGCAAGGAGAGCAAGGACAGCCCCCGCAAGATCGACGCCTACGCCGCTTTGATGCTGGCGCACGAGGCGCTGTACGAGCTGCGCGTGCGCGGCAAGAAGGTCCGCAAGCGCTCGGGCCGGGGCTACTTCCTCTGACCCATGTGTGTAACTTTCACGAAAGGTGGTGAGGCATGGCCGACACCAGCCCAGCATCGCTGGCGAAGGAACTCCTCGCCATCCTCGACCGGGACAGCGGCCGACTCCATCGGATCGACAACTACGTCCACGGTCGGCACGACGACCCGTACATGCCTCCGCAGGCTGACGACGAGTACCGGCTGCTCGCGAAGCGGGCGATCTCGAACTGGATGCCCCTGCTCATCGGGACGCCGGCCCAGGCCCTGTACGTGGACGGCTACCGGCCAGGCACCACGGAGTCGGGCCTGCCGCAGGCGTCGAGCTCGACGTCCCCGCAGTGGTCGCACTGGCAGCGCTCGCGCATGGATGCGCGCCAGGCCGCGGTGTACCGCGGGGCCCTGGCCTTCGGTCACTCCTTCGTCCTGACGGAGAAGACCAAGCGGGGCGTGATGTCGAAGGGTCTGTCCGCGAGGCGGACCGCGGCCCTGTACGAGGACCCCGCGAACGACGAGACGCCGTACGCCGCGCTCACGATCGTGACCAAGCCGAAGGGGGACACCCCCGGCAAGGCGCGGATGTGGGACGGGAAGTACGAGTACGCCGTCACCTTCAAGTCCAAGTCCGACCTCGACTCCGTACGCGTCGGCGGCAAAAAGCTGCACGGCGCGACTGAGTGTCCGGTCACCCGGTTCGCGGCCTCCGTCGACCTGGAGGGGCGCACGGTCGGTGTGGTCGAGCCGATGATCGCGCTTCAGAACCGCATCAACCAGACGATCTTCGACTTGCTGGTCTCGCAGACGTACACCTCGCACGAGGTCCGGTACGCCACGGGCATGGCTCCGCCGTTGCAGATGGAGCTCATCGACGAGAACGGCAACGTCACCCGCGATCCTGCACAGGCTGTGGACAGTCGGCCGAAGCTCGGCCCGGATGGTCAGCCGATGCCGGCGCAGATCAACCACAACGCGCGGCGCTTCCTCTTCGCCGAGGACCCCGACGTGAAGTTCGGCAGCCTGCCGGCCGGGCCGATCGGTTCGCTGATCGACTCGGTGGACATGTCCATCCGGCACCTGGCCGCGATCTCGCAGACCCCGCCTCACCACCTGCTCGGCCAGATCGCGAACCTGTCGGCCGAGGCCCTGCTTGCCGCGGAGACTGCGCTGTCCAGGAAGATCGCCGAGTTCCAGAGCCTCTTCGGTGAGGCGTGGGAGCGGGTGTTCCGCCTGGCGGCCGAGCTCGACGGCCACACGGGTGCGGCTGACGACTTCGCTGGCGAGGTCCAGTGGCGCGACATGGAGTCGCGCAGCCTCGCGCAGTCCGCTGACGCCCTGGGCAAGCTGGCCGACCAGCTCGGCATCCCCGTGCGTGGCCTGTGGAAACGGGTCCCCGGCGTGACTCAGACCGAGTACGAGGACTGGGAGCAGATGGCCGAGGAGGACGACTCCGTTGGCCAGCTCGCCACCGCGCTGACTCGGGCGACCCCCGATACGGCGGTGACCAGTTCGGTGCCGGCCTCGCCTGACAGCGTGGTGATGGCCGCGTGACCAGCCCGGCTCGACATGCCGAGGCTGACCGCGCTGCCATCGCGTTCCAGACGGCGCTCACCGAGATCGGTGCTGGCACCGTCACGGACGCGCTTGCACTGTGGAAGGACGTCCCGGTCACAAGCCGGGCGTCCACCGCCACGTCGTGGCTGCGGCGAGCCATCACGCTGGTGATGGGCAGGCGGCGACAGAGCCGCGACCTCGCCCGCGCCTACTACCGCCTGGCCCGCGCACTGCGGACCGGGACGACGGTTGCCGATCCGTACCACCCCGAGCCGACGTACATCACCATCGACGTACTTCGGCGCGAGTTCGCCGAGCTGACCGGAAGCACTGAGAGCCCCCAGGAGGGGCGCGCAAGTGACACACCGGCCAGCACCTCG